CATTTAATATTTTATTATAATATTCTTTTGCTTCACCAATAGTTAGACCAGCAACATTTTCTGCAACAATAACTTTCGGTTTAATATCATTGGCCACTCGTAAAAACTCAAAGAATAAATCTTCAATGTTTTCTACCATCATACCATCAGAGTAGGATTTAGTTTTACCCCAACCATCAGAGTGTTTACCACCAGATGAATGAGATAGTTTACCTGCCACACTAAATGCACTACACGGTGGAGAACCATCTAATATATCTATATCAGTTGTGCCAGCGATATTTAAAAAATCTTTGCCAGACAATTTTTTTATATCACCTGGTAGTATTGGTGTGTCTGGATAATTTTCTTTATATGTATTTTGTGCTTCTTCTACAAACTCATTAACACAAAGTATCTTACCACCAGCAAGTCTATAACCAGTAGAAGAACCACCGCCACCAGCAAATGTAGAGATAACATTAAATCTTTCTCTTTTGCTAGATTCTATAACATCTTTTAAATTGTATATCATGCGAAAAAATCCTCAATTGTGTTACTATCAGAAGCGTCTATCTTCCAATTGATAGCGTCAAGTATAAATCGTAAAGGTTCCATAAATGATTTTGTAAACTGTTGTTCATAATCTATAAGACCGTGCATTTCAAATTCTTTAGGTAGTTTTGCCATAAAGGTTATAACATTAGCATTCCACATATTTTTTCTTAAATGAACAAACTTACCTTTATCGCCCTCATAAAATTGTTGAAACTTATGTGATATCTTTTTCATTTTAAGTAAATGATTATATAATAATGCACCTTTTACATGCATTGGTGTGCCTTTCTTGTAGATAGATGTACTGTCACCATATTTTCTTACACCATTGACACTACGAGGAAACGCAATGTCTTCAGGTGGTAGTAATTCAAACTCTCTACGAAAGTTTACAATAAACTCTTTCATTTCTTTTTGATTACCGCCCATGATAACTTTAAAACTTTCTTTTAGTTTATCTCTACATGGTAAAGGTGTTGATGTCTTTACTGCTTCAATACCCATGATTTTTAATTTAGGTTCTGAATATTGTACACCTTCTGAATTGTGAACATTTAGAATATATCTTTTCTTTGCTGTCCAAATACCTTTGTCAGCAATTGCCTCTCGTTTCATAACCATTTTGTTTTGATAAACATTCATATAGTTTCCTAATTCATCATAACACTTTGTAATAAATGGTTCTAGTTTTTTCGAACAGAATTGATCTAATGCTTTTACAATTTTATTCTTGTCAGTTGCACCAGATAATTTTACAAGTGGTGCCATATTAATATAGACGGAATCTGTATCTGAAGCAATAATATAATCTGCATTATCTGTTTTGTATAATTTATTAAAGTATTCATTTAGTTTTTGATCTATCCAACGAATATTAAGTTGACCAGATGTTGTTATGGCCTCTGCCATTCTATGATCGTAGTATCTAAAATATTTGTTACCAATAGCACCATATGCACTATTTAGCGAAATCTTTTTGGAATGTTGAATTAGATAATTTTTTCTGGCAAGTTTTTCATACTTAGGATCTTTAGTGTTAGCATATTGTTGTTCTGCCTCAAGCATTTTCTTTTTATATATTGTTCTATCATTATATTCTTTTTGTATGATACGAGGTAAGAAACCTTGTTTACCAGTTCGATACATTGTGCCGTTTGCAGCCATGCAGTTGCCATCAGACATATCTACTTTTTTATCTAATAAGTCAGTTATATCTACATTTTTTTTGTCTGGTAAAATTGTTTCAGGTGAAATGTTATACTGCATAATAAGATGAGGATATAGTGAATTTAAATCAAAAGATACAACCCAATCATGGAAACCTACTTTAGGATCTTTTACATACGCACCAACAAGTTCTGGTGATGTAGGATTCATATCACGCATAGGTACAATGATATTATCTTTTAATAATTCATTAAATATAATTGTATCCCACATTCTAACTTGTGAAAATACATCTTCATAATTTGCTTTGGCATTATATGCCATGGTTAATGCAAGTTCAATAAGTTGTAATCTATCTTCTAGTTTATCAACAAGTTCAACGTCTTGTATATTATAATCTATGAATGATTGTATGTCTTGTTGATACCAGTCTTTGAAAGTATCATATGGATTATCATCTTTTTGTTCACCAAGTTCTACTTTACCAATATGATCTAGTCTATAACTTTCTTGATTCTTGATTGTAAATTTTCTATAAAGTTGTAGATAGTCAAGTTGAGCAATACCTAGTAATCTGAAATAAGTTTGGGTTTTACCCATTTCATAAGTTTCATCTTGTTGTATTATATTCCAAGGTGACATGCGTCTCATAGCACCCTCGCCTAGTATTTTACCTATGCGTTTAATTAAATAAGGTACGTCAAAGTATTTACTATTCCAACCTGTAATAACATCTGGTGTATATGATTGCCAAAATTTAAGAAACTGTTTAAGTAAATCTTTTTCGTTTTCACATTTTACATAGTGAACGTTTTTTTGTTTCACAACATAATCTGCCATACCCCAAACTAATATTTGTTTTTTAACCTGATCTTTCACAGTAATACAAATCATTTTTTCAGCACAATCTGTTACATTAGGAAAACCATATTCACTTTCAACCTCAATATCAATAGTGTAGATACGAAGTTTATCTTTATCGTATTCTACATTACCTGGCCAATAATCTGCCATGTATTGATATTGAAATCTATCTGTGCCGTGAATAAAGTTTGGATGATTTTCGTATCTTTTGATTGCTTGTCTAGCGTCTTTAATTGATTTATATGATACTGAATCTAAACCAACACCTGTCAATGACTTGTATCGACCTTTACCTTTTGTAGGTACATAAAGGCGAGGAACATAAGGAACACGATCCTCGCACCTTTTACCATTATCGTAATATCTAACAAGTAATTCATCGCCATAAGGCGACACATTGGTGTAAAAATTCATAATATAAGTATATCAGGTTTTGACAATAAAGTCAATGTTATATTGTAGTATCTTTGAAATATTTTTCTAGCACTTCTAATTGATCATGGTATTGTGCTATGATATTCAATTCTTTTTCTATACTTTCAAGAATATCACTATGCTCACCAATACCAACAGATTGAGCAAAATAGATTTCAACATTTGCTTTGTGTTTTTCTATATGTCCAATTGCGTGTGCTTTAAGAGCTTGATACATTATCTCTCTGGTTGCCATCTTCATTTCCTTTCTTTCCAATATTATATTTTGGTTCTAGTGTCCATTCATGTTTTTCTTTAAATGGTAACACTTTAATTTGTGATAGTGGTGCTTTACTAGACACCTGTATATCACTAACTAATTCTACTAAACCCCAATCACCTAAAAGTTGTGCGATTGTATTTCTTCTTTCAATATCATTAATAAAAATATTTGCTGTTTTTCCGTCTAAAGCAAATAGTTCTTTAAAGTGTACAATAAAATATCTACCTTGTTTATGCAATATGTGACAAGATTGATATATCTTTCTTTCTTTTCTACTTGCTACACCTATTCTGGTTAGTGTCTCTCTAATTTTTAGGAAATCATCTGGCTCTTTGATTTTGACCTCGAGCATGTTTTCTGGTTTCCATTCTATAACTTCACTCATTTTTTCCCACCCTTATATAATCTCTCTTTTATATAATCAATTTTTTCTTTTGTCAATAAAGATATAGCCTCTTGTGCCTTCTTATTTGAGTAACCAAAATGTTGTTTTACAACATCTAAGTTTTTCATTTTAGAAGATTTTAACCATTTACTAAATCTTTTTCTAGACTTTATACTATTTAGATAAAATGAGAATTGCATATGTTTTGACGCATGGTGCAATCTATTCATTTCATTTGCATACATTACTGTATCTGAAAAATATGATAAACCTTTATTGATTATAAAAGGTGGATATTTTTTTTCCCAATCTTTATCATCAGTATCAAGTAGTTTTTCTTTACTATAATTAATTGCTGTAAGATACTTTGTTAAACTGTAATCACTCATTTGAATTTACATTCAGACATAATTTCTGTCAGACATGCAACCATATTGAGTTCTGGATCAGCCACAAAGGCATTCTTATATTGATATTCTGCTAGAAGAATAACCATCGCAGGAATAGTTTGTGGTTGTAATACTGTATAGAAATTTTGATATAAGTCTTTGTATAAACCAGCAGGGTCTTGATCAATATTATCTACAACCCATTTTCTCATATCACCAAAGTGTCTATCTTTTAATGCCTTATTTAAAGATTTGATATTCGCCTCAGCAATATTAACAAGTATACCTGTATCTATTTTACCTGATACAGAATATCTTTGTAGTTCATTAATCGTTCTTCTAAAGTCTGGATAAAACTTAATAATAAGTTCTGCCACTACCTTAGGATCAAAATCAATATTCTCTTGTTCTAGTATTGTGGATAATCGTTTGTGAAATAGACCGGCAAGTTTTTCTTTATCTTTTTTCTGAATAGAAAAATTGATTACAGTACATCTAGAATGGATTGCAGGTATGATTTTATTTTTATAATTACATGTAAAAATAAATCTACAATTATTACTAAATGTTTCGATAAAGTTTCTTAGAGCAGGTTGAACACTCTCAGCATTCATATAATCTGCCTCATCAACAATAACCACTTTAGGTTTACCTGTCTCATGCAGAGATACAGTTGAGGCAAAATTCTTGATTTGATTTCTTACAACATCAATTGATCGACCTTCGTCAGAACCATTGATCATCATAACATCACAACCAAGTTCGTTACATAATGCTTTTGCTACAGTTGTTTTACCAGTACCGGCAGTACCAGATAATAATAGGTTTGGTATCTCACCTTGTTTGAGAATAGATTTAAAAGTTTTCTTTATCTCAACAGGTAAGATACATTCGTCAATTGTAGAGGGTCTATAAGCCTCTACCCATAATAAATTTTCCATAGATTACCCCTCATACTTAGAAGTATTTTCAAGGGCAATCCAATATTGTACTGTTTTGTTTTTGTTTTTAAAGTTAGATATTAACTTTGAAGATATACCAACAGTATAATCACCGGGTAACATTTTAAAATGTTCTGTTTTAAAATGAAATTCAAATTTCTTATTAGTTTCACCTACTTTCACATCATAAGTATTCGCTGTATCATTTTTCTTATCAACAGCCGACATTATGATATCACTACCAACAGATTTAACAGCAATGTCTGGTAGTTGTAACATAGACGCAGCTTTTTTAATATTTGTTAAATCAGTTTGTGTCAATGTAAATTCTACCTCTGTCTCTGGCATTTTAACATCTTTTTGAGGGGTTGTAAGTATAGATTCATCAGCAAAATAGTATTTTGATTTTGTAGATGTGCCTTCTTCATTGATGGTCATATGTTTATCATCAAATGTAAAGACAGGTTTATTGAACAAAGACAACATGCCTAAAAATTCAGACAAGTCGTAAATAGCAATGTCTTGTGGAAATTCTTCCTCCACACCAGCAGTTGCTAATATGTTTTTCATAGTAGAGATAGTTTTGATTTCTTTTCCTGGTGTAATCTTTAGATTAGGATTAATCTCAGAAAAGTTTTTCAATACCTCTTTTGTATTATCACTTAGTTTCATTATATATTCTCCTGTTAGTTATTTCGATATTTTTCGGCCATTACAGAACCAAGAGGTGGTTCTTCATAATGATCCTGGGACAATTGTATGATTGCATAATGAATAACTTTCATAAGGTCTTTCTTATTCTTGCCATCTTTTTTGCCATACCTTTGAGCATATTTTAAAATATTACCCATGCAAAAACCACTACCGTGTCCTTGGTCAATAATGATTTCTGTTGCTTGTTTTCGAGATTGAGCGTAGTGAGACGAATAAGTTTCGTCTATGTATTCTTTTATATCTTTTAAAATTATGTCTTCTTTAAATTTATACATGTGTCCATTATATCAGGTTTCAAGTCAAAGTCAAGGGCGGAGTGGTTA